GCCTATGGCGGAAAGGACCCCGTTGCCTGTGTGACGGTTTACTCCAGTAGCATCACCGGCTCTTTTAACGAGCACTTCGACGAAATAATCGGTCGTGCGGCGGAAGATACGGCCTTGTTTTTTCGCGCTCGGGGCTTTCGGGCCAGTGTTGTCGTGAGCTGCACTAGTCACACCGGCGTGCAGGTTTATTGGTCCTGATATGTTTTCACTCGCAACAATCCAGCGCATTAACGCGGTCGTTGAAAACCGTAAGCTGCGGCGGCGCGCCCGCGCGCTGAACGCCAAACTTAAAAAATCCAAGGCCGAGGCCAAGGACGCCGCTGCCGCCGCCACCAACCGATATCTCCAAGACAACGACCAATGAAATAGCGGCCTTCTCAAGGACGCGCGCGAGGTGTGGGAGAAACAACTCGACGATATCGCCAGTCTATAAACAACGACCAAATGAAGACAAAGAAAATCACCAAGAAGGCAACCACACGGCGTAAGAGCGAGACGTTGACTACCGCTGAGGTGGAAAACCCCCATCTATTTTTCTGGAGGACCCGGGAGGGAAGCGTGCTACGCATCGCCGACATGCAGCTCGACCACTTGCTGAACGCGCGGGCGCTGCTTCGCCGGCGTATCGCCAAGCAGTCCGAGGTCGAGGAAGTCATGTCCAGTGAAATCCGCCGGCGAACGGGGTCTCTCTTGGGGCAGTATGGCGCGGCACTAGACAAATACGCGGACGCCTGGAAGGCTTACGACGACCACGGTCAGCACTGACATGAACGTCATCGCCTATTATCGCGTCAGCTCCCGAGAGCAAGAAGACAAGACCGGGCTCGCGCGTCAGCAGTCCACCGTTGAAGCATTCGCCGCGGCCAACGGCATGACCATTGTCCGCTCGTTTTCCGAAGTCCAGTCAGGCGGCGCGGATATCGAAGCCCGCACCGCGCTAGTGGCGCTACTCGACGAGACCAACATTGACGCCATCGTGGTAGAGCGCATGGACCGGATAGCGCGTGACCTCGTGACTCAGGAAATTTTCATGCGCAGCGCGGTTGCCAAAGGCATCAAAGTTTTTGCGGCGGACTCCGGTCAGGACATGACCAATGTAGATGACCCGACCCGTGTAATGCTGCGGCAGTTTATGGGCGCCCTCGCTCAGTGGGAGAAGGCCGTCATTGTGAAAAAGCTTCAGGACGGTCGCCGGCGGACTGCCGAACGAACTGGTAAGCCATGTGGCGGTCCGTCGAAATATGGGTTTCACCCGGACCCCCGCACGCGCGAAGCGCAGCGGAACGCCATTAATTTTATCAAAAAGCAGGTGGCCCTGGGGTTTTCCTGCGAGAGAATTTCCAGAGACCTGAAAGCGAACGGCTTCCCTCCGCCAGCCAGCAAAATCTGGCACCGCGGAACGGTTTATAAAATGTCCAAAGTCAATCTTGACAATCCGGCTCCGCACCACACTTCTTAGGTGACATGGCGACTACTATCCGTATCGAATGGCCCGCGAATCCGGCGGGAGAACAGGTATTCAACTACAAGGTGTTCGAATCCGTCAATGGCGGACCGTTCAACTTCAAGGCGAACGTTTCGGCGAACGCATTAGACATCCTCAACCCCGTGCCCGCGCAGTATAGCTGGCGCGTCCGGGCCGAGAACTTTGTCGGGCTGAGCCCCGAGAGTCCGGTCATCGAAGGCCCCGGTCTTCCATCCGCACCGGCGCAGGGAACCGTCACAGTTACGGTAACCTGATTCTATGAAGATTTCTTGGCCTCCTGTGAGGGATTTAGCCCGACTCAGGAGCGTGCATAGCGTTAAAAGCCAAGACGGCCCGTCCTCCGGGACCGGCCAAAAAGTCCAGTCGGCGCGACGACTGGCCGGGTGGCGGCTAGCTACCGTTCACCCGAATATTTTTGACAGAACGGAACGTTTTGGCCGAGCACCTAAGGGTCCGGCAAGCGGCGTTTTAGATTCCGGCCTGTCAGCGGGGAAATGGCGACACACGGGCGAAGCCCTGAAGAGAAACCCCGTCGCCCGCAGAGTCAGCGAAATAGGCTTACAAAAACACGCCGCTTACTTTTATGGCCCTGGCCGAGACGCACCCCGTAAAGGGGTTGCTGCGGGAGTCCGCGCGATTGATTCACACCGGCGACATCTTCACCGCTGCGAAGTTGGTCCGCGCGTGGGCCGCGCAGAATAACCCCGAGATTGCTAAACAGTCTGTTGAGTCCAAACGCAAGGCGTTTGAGATGCTCACCCTGTTGCTTCACTGGGCATTAAACAACGGCGCGACCGAAGAGGCCGCTCAACTTCTCTGGACACCCAACCAATTTGACCCGCGACCGCATAACACGCAGCGGGTGTGGTCCGCCTTCGACGAGCAAGACTTTATTTTGCTGATGGGCGCGGGCAAGCAGTCAAAATCGTTCTCGATGGCGATTCGGCTTTTCCTGGAGTGGGTCCGTGACCCGGAGTATACGTCCATTCGCGTGCTCGGGCCGAGCGAAGACCACTTGGAGCAAAATCTTTTCTCACACCTCGTCACGCTGCACCGCGAGTCCGCTATTCCGTTGCCGGGCGAGATTGGAAAGCTTTTCATCGGGCTTGACCAGCGGTCCAAGCGCGGGTCGATTACCGGCGTGGTGATTCCCCAAGGAAAAAAAGCGGCGGGCCGATTGCAAGGTGTGGCGCGCTTCCGGCGGAAAAAAGCGCACCCGCTGTTCGGGGAGACGTCCCGGCTGTTCGTGTTCGTGGACGAAATTAGCAACTTGCCCAAGGGCCTGTGGCACGATATCGACAACTTGCTCTCCAACACGTCGGGTCGCGGCGGACTCAAAGTCGCCGGCGCGTTCAATCCGTCGGACCGCAACGATGACGTGGGCGTTCGGGTCGAGCCGCCGTTCGGATGGGCCAGCTTTGACCCGGACCTACATTTCGAGTGGATGTCAACGCGCGGCTGGTGGGTCGTCCGCCTGGACGCGATGCAATCGGAGAACATCAAGCAGAAGCGCGAGGTGTATCCTGGCATGCAGACCTACGAGGGCATGCAGCAAATTATCGCCAACGCCGGCGGGTTGGACTCGCCCGGCTACTGGACGATGGTGCGTGGCTGCTTCCCGCCCTTGGGCATGGTGCTTGCGGTCATCCCGTCCGGTCTGACGATGACCTGGAAGTGTGACCCGATTTGGTATGACACGCCGACGCCCGTCGGCGGGGTTGACTTGGCGCTGGAAGGCGGGGACACCTGCGAATTTGCCCACGGGATTTTCGGTCGCGCGAGCGGGGTGAAGATGCCGCCGAGTCTGGAGTTCCCGGGCGGGCAGACCGTGTGGTTTTATGACCGCAACGGGCACAAGGCGCCCCGGCATCTTTTGCTGGCGCAGAAAATTTTCCACATCCCCAAGGGCGACACGACCGCGGTCGGGGACGCGGTGATTCGGCTCGCGCGCGAACTGCACGTCAAGCCGGAATACCTCGCGGTGGACCGCACGGGCAACGGGCAGGGGGTGTTCGATTACATGAAGACCCGCGGATGGCGCTGCCACGGCATTAATTTTTACGAGGGGGCCAGCGAAACGCGCATCATGGCCGAGGACGAGGACACCGCCAAAGAGCTTTACGACCGCGTGAACAGTGAGCTTTGGTTTGCCGTCAAGCGATGGCTGGAGTTTCGGTTCCTTTACGTGGCGCTGGGCATGGAGACCGCGGACTTGACCAGCGAGTTGACGGACCGATTCTTCCGGATGATTGGGAAAAAGTCTCACGTAGAGTCGAAAAGGGACTGGAAGTCGCGGCATGCCGGCAAGTCGCCGAACTTGGCCGATGCGTTCACCCTGCTAGTCCACGCCGCGCGCAAGGGCAGCGGGTTCATACCGAGCATGTCCGGCGACAACTCGATTGACCCGGTTGACCACCAGTCCAGTGAATGGGACACTCAGGCCAAGGATATTGGCTGCGACCGGACGAACCGATTCGAAGACCTGGACACCGCGCTGGATGACCACGAACTGTGAATTTTTATGAGCCTGCGTTTTAACAGAGGTCTCTTTCCTCCAACGGGTTGGGAGTTTTTAGACGACACCGGCGTCAAGCACGTCGGCAAGTCGTTCGCCCAGCTCGTCTCGCGCGTGGTTAACTACCGCCTAATCAACAGGTTCCCAATTGGTGACCCCGCCCGGGAGATTGACGCCCAGCTTTGCAAGAACTTCCCCGGATATTGCAAAGGTCCTTCTCCCTCAAGCCGTCCCAAACGGGCCATCCCTCAACCCAACCCCGGCTGTTCGTCGTGCAAAAAATCAAGGCGGTCAAAACGGCCCTAAAGGCGGTTCGACGAGTCGTCGTGGCCGCGGCCACCGGCTCGAAGGTGTTTGTCGGACCGGAAATAGCCGGTAAGCGGGTGGACGCCTGCCACCGGTGCCCGCATTTCAAGCCTAAGACCCGGCAGTGTGGCCTGTGTTTCTGTTTCGTGGACGCGAAAAGCAAGCTGGCGACGGAGTCCTGTCCAGACCACAGATGGCCCTTGACAAATGTCTGAAATTCAACACTTCTAGGTAAGATGCCACTTGCACAGTCATTGCCCGAGCCCTCCTACGCGAGCGAGCCTCAGGGAGATTTCAAGGGAGCCGTCTCCCCGCCGGACCTGTCAAAGAACCTGAAGCCGGGCAACCGGGCCATCCGCGACGCCATCCAGGCGCGAAACATCGTGATGGTATTGCTCGCGGCCTCCCGCGAGCGCAACATCAAGAACGCGCGCATCCAGGCGAAGGTGAATTCGGAGAAACCCCATCGAACCGACGCGCTGGAGAACGAGGGATTGGGCTGGAAGGCGAACTTTTCCACCAAAGTCCTCGCGATGCTCGTCGAAAAGGTCGCGCCGCGGTTCGTTCAGGCCATCGAAGCGGTGAAATATCTCACCAACTCGAAACTTCCCGACGATATCGAAGGAGCCGCGGTAAAAACCGAGGCGTTCCGTCGAGAAATTACGTCATTGTGTCGCAATCGCGCCGGCTGGCGTGACTTTTTGGGCGACCTCGCTCAGGAGAACGCCCTTTTTGGCTGGGCGGTCCTCGCGTGGCTCGATGAATTCAGTTGGATGCCGAAATTTTTCCGTCAAGACTTCGCCGCGGTGCCCACCGGGACTAAGCCAACCCCTGGAAAAGCGCAGGTCGTGTGTCTCAAGGAAGTTTTTCTGCTCCACGAGCTGTTCGAACTCATCAAGGACAAGGACGCCGCGAAAACACGCGGTTGGAATATCGAAAACACGGTCCAGATTATCAATTCGGC